CCTTGAGAAAGATCCGACCGACCGGGGTCCTCCACTCAGTGATCTTGATTCCGTACGAAGTGGTGCTCTGCTCGATCGAATAGTGGGTATTTGCGATGACCAGGTTTGAGATCCCGATCAGTGCCCCACTCCCACAGATCGCCAGACGCTCATTCCTTCCGTAGCGGAAAAGCAGCTCCAGATAGTAGTCGAGAAAGGTCTTCCCGCCTCCATCGTCGACCCACTTCTTTCCGTGATACGTAGAGTTCAGAGTGAAGTCGCTCATACACGTAGAGTTGTATTCCCGGATAAAGGGAATAATTCCCTGCGTCGTGCGCTCCTTCTTCCCGTTGTCTCCCGTATTCTCGGTCTTAATGCCGAAGATCCAGGACCGCTCCATCTCGATCCCGTGAAGCTCCAGTGCCTCTCGCTTGGCCTCTTGATACTGCGCCCCGGTGCGGAGCTTGGTCTTTCTCGCTGTCCGGGTGATGCTCAGCGGAGTCCGGAAAATCTGGGTATAGTTGTAGTACTTATCCGGATCGTACTGGACCCCAGTCGGCATCGCCGCACCTTCGGCGTTGATATTACCGATCACGATGCACCGATCAGCGTCACTCAGATTATGGGAGTAGCTGGAGTTATCATCAGCCTCCAAAAGCTTCACTCCGATATTGGAGCTGGCTCCATTAGCACTCCGACTGATAACCTTCGCATTCACATCCGTAGTAGGATCATCCGAGTCCTTCAGCAGCACCTGGTGCCCGATCCGAAAGTGACCAAGATGTGCCTCAGTCATCTTCACATAGAGCACATCTCCGGCGACCCCGCCCGTAGTATAGGCTGTCGAAAGTATCGAGTCCGTATAGATCCCAGTAATGTCCCCGGCCTGGTCCGGAAAGGTCTTCGTCCACCAGTTGAACTCAGCGTCAGTCGTAGCCTCACTCGGCATCTTTGCCAAGATCCCGTTCAGCGGAAGTGTTCCATTGACATAGAGATAGAGCATCTGCTCGCGCCAACTCTTCGGACGCTGGTCAGTTACCCAATCTCCAGTTCCCACGTTTGTTACTCTCAGCCTTAGCCTTAGCCTTAGCTGAGGGACTAGACATTTCTGCTAGTCTCCCTATGTTACCATAGGGGTCAGATCATATCACCACCGCCGAAGCAGTGCTGCCCTTTTCGACTTTATATAGCATTGACGGAACTATGTAAGGACCTATTAAGGTAAAGAACCTATCCCGATCCTTAGCTCTGAGTCTTAGCCTGAAGCCAAAACCCTTGCCTTCGTTCCTGTTAATCCTGAAGATAATCCCCCAGCGATCAACAATAACCTTTGCAAGAGCCTCAAGCTCAAAGAAGCTAAAACAAAGCTTGTGTATCATAATGTTATGTCCTGCGTTTGTGCTATAGTGATAACTACCATCATCCTGGTATAAAATTGCAAGACCTAAAGGTCCAAGAAGTGAAAGAGCCATGCTATCAATAGCCTTTCGTCCAAGCGGCCCATAGAGTCTATCTCTAACCTTTGTAAACCAAGGATGATGCTGTGTGCGCAGTCTATACATATCATGATTAGAGCCAAATCCATCTTTTATAAACTGCGGCTTCACAGAACACCTCAGTGCCCTTTCAACTATAGCACTTTTCCACACAACATAGTCCTGATGCTCAGCAGAATGCGAGATTGATAAAAGACAGTCGCCTCTCTCTGGGACCTCAATAGATCCATCTCCAAGAGCCATCCAGTAAAAGGCTTCCATTATCTGTTTCTTATCAAATGTCTCCACATCTTCCAGCATCTTCTTCATCCTGTCAATACCTACCTCAGTCATGATCGTTACACCTCCTGTATCAGGTTGGCACGGGATTGTCTGTACCAGATGTTCCCCGTTTTAGAGCAGTTTTCTATGCGCCGAAGTTAACGCATTCCCAAAAAAGCACCCATTTGTAGTTACCTCCCTTTCCCTTCTTCCCTTACCATTTCAGGGGCAGTTTGTAGTGGAACAACACCTCAAGAGGCTTAGCCCCGTTGAGGGTTCCCGCCGGAGTGTAGGTTCCATAAGTTGCACTGAAGGTTCCTGCCTCATCCCCACCATAGAACGTGGCCTTAATCAGGCGCTGATACACGGCACCGGGAGCCGCAGCGAGTCCCATAGCCGCCCCAATACCGATAGCCACAGTATCATCCGAGGCTGTAACAGTTCCCCCTACCAACGCCCAGGTCGCAGAGACGACCTTGGAGAACGCGAGCGTCCCTGTGATAGTCGTAGCTGCCGCAGCCGTCGAGAGTGTAAATACCTCCGTAATCGGCTCTCCGTTCTGGTCCTGACCGACTACAGTTACCGTCCCGCCAGTGACCGTACTGTTGGCGTCTGTGATGAACACCCTCAGATTTCTCGGATAGTCAGGCTGAGCTGCAATCGTGAGCGCACCCAACGTCAGGGTAGAGATAGCGACCTCCGTCACGATAGTACTCGCTCCAGCATTGGCCTCCACCACGTCAGGAAGCGCAAAGTCAGCCCTTCCGACGAGCAGTTGCATCTTCGGATCAACTTGCATAGTCATTCGAATCCTCCTTTTTTACTCCCACTCCAGAAACCACCCTGGCAGGAATGCCCACGGCGATGCTGTAGGGAGGAATATCTCTCGTAATTATACTTCCTGCTCCCACAAGAGAGCACTCCCCAATGACCACTCCAGGCAGAACCACGCATGCAGCTCCCAGAGAGGATCCCTTTCTCATGATAATGTATCCCCAGTCCTCTCTCGGACCCGGTGGATACTTGTCATTCGTGAAGGTGACCCTCGGCCCCACAAAGCAGTCATCTTCGATAGTCACTCCAGTGGGAATAAAGGCGTGTGCCCCAATCCGAACTCTTTTTCCCACCACAACTCCCTTCCCAATCTCCACGAAAGCGCCGATGTTGCACTCATCTCCGATGACACAGTCATAGAGATTGACCAGATCCGGCCTCCAGATTTTCACTCCTTTTCCGAGCTTCACGTTCTCGATCATAAGATGCCCTCATAGATAGAGACCATAGCCTTGGCCGTTTCCTCGATACTCGGCACCTCCCACGCATCGTTCGGAGTAACCTCACCCTTCAGAATATGCGTGAGAAGCTTTCCGCCCACTCTCTGATCCCCCTCAGGAAGCCAATAGTCAGCGTAAGGATTCCCTGCATAGGAAATCGTCTTACATCCGCAGGCCTTTGCTTCTAAGCAGAGTCGATTAAAGTCACCATATTTGACCAGACCTATGTAGAAGTCCACGGAGTTGAAGATGTTCCTCAGCTCCTCGTGCGAAAAGATCCTTGCAGTTATGTGACTCGCATAAGAGGCACCATTTCGGTTCACCAGCGAGAAGAACCACCTGTGCACGTCTGTCGGCAGGTACGCCACATGCAAACAGGCGCCCGGAATCTCCGGATATACCCAGGGCCACATGATGAAGAGATCCAGAGGCCACTTGATATAGTGGGCATTCTCACAACTGAAGAGACTCGGAGTCCCAGCGTACTTACCTAGGCTCGGGATCGGCTTCCAGAACTCCCTATCTACTCCAAGCGGAATACAATGCACCTTTCGCCCCTTATCGACTAGCGACTGCCAGATTGCCTGATGGCGAGGCCAGAAAGTAACTAGCGCATCTGCGTTCTGGAGCCAGTACTGAATCAGCATCCATCCATCACCTGCGCCATACTTTCCACTATGTCCCTCTTCCACCGAGCTCTGAAACACGTGCTCAGGCGTCCCGTGGCCCACCCACACCAGCTTGAGAGGCTTTGTCAGCCTACTCCGCATGCTGTCTGGAAAGTGTGTGTGAGCCACGTGAACATCTGCGTCAACTGTCTGGGCATAGGACGCACCATTCGAAAGATCGACCAAGATCGAATCTATCCCAAGTGCCTTCTCGGCCTCGGAAATGCTCTCTGCGACCCTATTCATCCCGCTTTTGTTGTAAGCTGTCCAATGCGCAACCTTCATATCGTATCTCCTCTTCCTTAGTTTATTTTACCCACTGTGTGTGGACACAGCCGCACTTGCGACCTGCGAGGCATAGCTCGTAGCTGAGCTCAGGCAGGTACTCGTCGTCACACTTGCTGCACTTACCGCAAGACTTCCAGCCTGACTAGCTGTCACGCTGGCAGTAGAGTCTGCTGTCGAGTCAGCCTGGCTAGAATAGTTACTGGCCACGCTGATAGCAGCACTTTGGACCTGGCTAGCGACTCCACTTGAAGTACTCAAGGCTGAGCTATCAGCTGTCGAGAATCCAAGCACAGCACTTGCGACCTTACTGTCGGCTTTGGTAGTCTCGCTAGTCACAGCACTAGTTGCCGTGCTAGCCCTAGTTCCCCCAGAATCACTCTTACTAGTCGCCTGACTTGCAACCCCACTCGAAGTGCTAAGAGCACTTGAGTCCGCCGTGGAGTAACCCAGCACCGCACTCGCAGCTTTGCTGGAGCCCTGACTCGCTACCCCACTCGAAGTCGAGAGAGCAGTCGAATCCGCCGTAGATGCCCTAAGACCAGAACTGACCCCAGTACTCGTCGCAGTACTTCCGACTTCACTTGCCGTACTCAACGCCGTGCTAGCTGCTCCACTTGCAGCACTCCCCGCTGCACTTACCGCCTCACTCGTAGCTGTCACCAATCCAGCAGAGGCCGAAGAAGCACCTGCACTTGTGATCAGTGACAATGAGGCAGAGGGCAACGCACGCCCTCGAGCAAAAGCATAAAGAACTGCATCTAATCCTGCCATGCCCTACCTCCTTTACAGACTCTCGTTCATCTCAAGAATCTCCTTTTCCATCTTCGTCAAATTCGGAGCTCCTGCTAGGGTCCTTCGGGCCGCACCTCCAGAAGGCACAAAGCCAGGACTACTTGGATCAGGAGTAGAAGGAGCCACTTGACCGGCCACCGGAGCAGCCTGCAGAGTGGCATCCTTCAACCTAAGGATCTTTCTTACCTCAGGCCCAAGTTCTTCAATCAGCTGGTCGAGACTCAGTTCCGGCCTCTCGGCAGCGATCTTATTCGCCGTAAACCCTACGATGCTCTTGTAGTCCAGCAGATCTTTGTTGTTTGTGTAGAACTCCTTGATAGCCAACCGAAGACTCACAGTCTGGTCAGCCAGATTACTCACCAGTGGAGGCAACGAGACCAATGAGGCCTCCCTAGCCTCAGCTACCGCCTCCGTTCGGATCTTCTCTGCGAACCCTCGAAGAAACTCATTAAAGTTCTCCTTCGAGTCAAGGATCTTATTCAGATCCTCTTCTGTGGCGACGAACTCGACCGACGCAGGAGCAGCCTGAATAGGGGTAGGCGTCGTCGGAGGACCAGCTTCCGGTGCTGGCTGAGCTCCCTGACCCAGGGCCAGTCTCGCCATCTCAGCGCGCAACTCCGCAATAGTCGAGTCCCTCTCATCTACTACCGGAGCCTCTGCAGCCGGAGGAGTCTCCGATTCGACTGCCGCTGGAGGGGCCTCAACTTGCACCTGAGGAGCGGTCTCTATTGTCGGCGCGGGCTCAGCCGGAGCATCCTCCACAACCAGTTCACCTCCCATATCCTCGGAAGGAGGGGGCGGAGAATCCAACATAGCATTAATCTCTTCTTCCATCTTGTCCATCTTGTCTCTCCTCTCTAAAGTTCTTTTCTCTTCCCAAGGCCTCCTCTAACATGTACTTAGGAAGATCTACCATCCACAGACCAAAGTTCTTTCCTCCCTGGTTTCGGGAGATCAGAGTCGGATCCTTAATCGGATCTGCATTATCGTTCTCCTCACAGAGAAGCACAATCCTAGCCAGAACCTCTTGCACAATGTACTCCCATACAGCACTGTTAGTAAATTCTCGCAGCTGCATAGAGGAGAACTGTCGATCACCCTCACTCATACCTCACCTCCGAGGGCTTCCACAGGAACCAAGTTTCCTGCCTGAGCCTCACGACTAACAGTGGCATTAGGAACTACCGCTGTTCGCACAGGCCGTCTCGCAATAAACTCGTTCACGTCCTTAGCCCCCAGCCCTCGCGCAATGTGCTTAAAGACTCTTACCATATCGAACTGTTGGGAGATCATCGGATTAGTGGCCAGGATCTGAAACATCTGTGTCCAGGTCTCAGAGTTCCCTGTGTCTGGCACCGACCCATCTTTTATTACCACATCATAGTCAATGGAGATATCCATCGGAGACACTTTCATTCGGCCGCTAGGATCTACTCCGTACTCCTCCGAAAGATCCTGCTCCCATACTCCAGTCATGTTTACATAAAGATCTCGGCTCATCAGCTGCTGAGTATGACTAGCGAGCATATAGGCCAGGTCGAACATAAGTTGAAATGAGACCAACTTAGCGCTCTTGCCCAGCCGACTCAGTGCATTCCCAATGACACTACGAGCCTCTGTGGCACTAACGCGCTCCGAAGTCTTCCTCGCGATTCCCATAGTCGAATCAACTGATCCACTCACGTCCTTCATCAGACTGGTCACGTAGGCCGAGTCCTGGATATGGTTAGCCGTAATATCATGCACGTTCAGCTGAGCCACAGCATCCTTCACACCCTTTCCCCAGGCAGCCCTCCGAAGCCGAATTAACTTCCCCGGCGCAGGATCTTCCAGGTCTGGCACATTAATAAGACTCGGGTCTACCACGAGCATGTCATTAATGGCCTTGCGGACATTCGAGACGTGACTCGAGAATAGCCAGTCTAGCGTCGTCTGAAGTCCATGAACTACCTCCAGCCGACTCACCGGACTTACCGAGTACCCATCCGAATCTGGTGCGCACACAGCTATCGGAAACATGTTGTGGTTCAGGTTCATCGGCCTTGCCGAGATAATGACCTTGTCCGCTGCCACTCCAAAGAGCCACTTCTCAGGGAAGTCCCCACTTCCCAGCTCCCATTCGCTCGGAGAAAGATTCACGTACATCCAGACTACGTCTATCGGTTTAGTCGCCAAAGTATAGCCAAGAGTTGTCGTAGAAACTCGACTATATCTCCCGCTCTCCGCCCTCACCCGATTGAACTGGCTAGTCCCTCCCTGTCCAGCGATCTCAGACAGATACTTCACGTTAAAGATCGCATTATCTCCGTTCTTCTCCATCTCGAGAAGCTTCATGTAGTTCGTTGACTCGACCCAACCCCAGAACTCCCCCTTTTGTGGCTCATGAATAGCCACATTAGGATCAGGGAGGCTTCTATAGGGGTCAATGTTTCTCAGAGTATTCCCCTCATAAAGGATCGTATCAGTTGCTACTCTACGCTTCCCGCTATTCATCACTCGTCCGAAGATCTGGCTCATCCAGCCACCCTCGGCAATGACCATCTTCTTCCCGTATCTCCTATCCCAGTACGGACTTACAGCCCCGAACCCATAGGCGTAACCATCTCGAAAGGCTGTGTGAAGGTTTAGAGCCATCTTAGTCCTCAGCGTCTGGACCTCGATCACCTTCTCCAGCATCGCAGATCCGACTATGTCTTCCGGTGACGCCCCATCGTACCGAAAGATAGTCCCGTCCAGAAACGCACTGGTCATGTAGGTCAACAGCGTCTCAAGCGTCGCATACGAAAACGGAACCACCACACTCACAGGCTTCCTCGAGTCATTCCGCTTAATCAACTCCTCTGCATCATCCAGCGGAATATAGGCCGTCAGCGTCTCATCAATCTTCCTCCAGACAGCAAACCTTTTCTGCATCTCTCCCGAGCTCTCCAGAGCTCGCTGGTGCAGCCGAGTGAGCAGCTTCATGTGCTTCTCTCCATCAGGCCGTAAGGAGAGATTCCTTGGATAGCTATATGCAAAGTCCTGAGATACGCCTAGACTCTGCGGATTAGGATTAAGACTAATAGGCATCAATCTCTCCTCTTTTCAAATATTGAACAGAGGTCACGCAGCCCTCCAGTTCTGGAGTGCCGGAACGTAGTCCTCTCGAAGCTCGTCAAATTCCGCGTCTCCGCCTTGCTCTACTTCCTCATCACTCGAGAAATAGAGCCCTCCAGTCTCCAGCATCTCAACTATATACGCTAGAGCATCCATAATGTCCCACCTCTTTGATCTCGGAAACGCCAGAAGTTGGATCTCCAAGCTCTGAGTAACGCTCTTATTGTGGCGGAACAGGCCCATCCGATAGAGCGGAATAAGAGCTGCCACCCTGGCCTCTTTACTTGTCGCATCTTTACCTCCACGAGCCTTCAGCTCCACCAGATCGTAGAACTTTCTCTCCTTTATCATGGCGTTCCGCCAGGGATAGGTGATGAACTCATTCAGACTCGTCACTTCCAGCCCGATCACCCTAGCCCCAAGCCTGTCTGCCATTGCGAAGGCCTCCATCGTTTGCTCATCCGGGTGCATTCGCCCAGAGACGATATCTCTCACATAGGCAGTCATCCCCTCAATATCCACACCAACTCCCACAATCGCCGTCTCGTCCGAGCTCTCATTCGTAGTCTTAGCCGGATCAACTAGAATGATATTCAGGAGCTTTTTCTTAGTTTTCTGAAAGTCCTCTGACCCCTCATCATAGCCCTTAAAGTATTCCTGCTTGAACTTCCGCTCCTTCTCACTCTGCATGATGCCTAGGTATTCCCGGCAGAAGGAGTCCAGCAACCCCTGAGCCTCATAAGACGCAGCTAAGGCCTTAATCTCTTCCGTTGTCATAAAGTCTGGCCAGTTTGAGTTCATATCCTGGTCACACAGCGCAATATGAACCTTGTACCAGCTCTTATCATCCATAAGATTCTGGAGAAGAGAGTCCTCATGAAGAAGCGTCCCAATCACTACGATCTTCCACTCATCCTTGCTCCGATCTACTGCATTCAGCACATCCTCAAAGAACCACTTCTTAAGCTCCATCCTTCGATCAGGGTTCTTTACTCCTTCCCGATCCTCAAGATCATCACAAATGATTAGGTCTGGCCGATCATTACCTTGGAGAATCCCACGAACTTGCTGCCCACTTCCCCGAGGCATCACAGTGATTCCACTGTCCGTGACCCACATCTCCTTAGCGAATGAGTTCTCCTGATTCTGACTCTTCACATTACCAAAGATCTTCTTAACCAGCACATTAGAGAGAAGCTCCTTTTTGAGGTTCTCTCCCTGCATCACGGCCTGAGTAGCTGTATTGGAGATCGGGACAATAAACTTCTTCTCCTGAAAAAGAATCTTCTTTGCTGGGTAGGCCATATTACAAAGTGAGGTTTTTCCCCACCCACGAGGGGCAACTATCACGGCCTTTTGAATCTTATCATCGTCCAGCACATGAAAGATCTCGTCCGTCAACACACTAAAAGGCGTAGTAAACCTCTCCGGAAAGAGCATTTGAGCCGAGATCTTCGTTGACAGGCAGCACCTCTCCATCACAGCCTTAATCTCTTCTTTTTCCCGATCTCCAATCACAGCAACGAGCCTCACTTAATTGACTTCACGAACACTCCACCGGCATTGAAAAGGCCTACCAGCGCATTGATAGTCTTCTCGATCGCAGGCCACAAAGTAGTCGCTCCGTCACAGGTGGCCTCAATGATAGCCTTAACAGCCGCCAACTTCTCCGCTCCCAGACCTGTCGTTGGTATCGCTTCTTCGATTCCCTTCAGTAGCTGAATGAGTGCCGGAACCATTCCCACTATGGTGAGAAACGTCTTCATCTTCTCTTCCTCCTCTCCTCTTAAATAGTCTTAGGATCCACTGATCCCAGTCAACTTTCCAAGACCAACTCAGACTAAGACCCAGATTAGGTTTCTCCTTCGGCCCGTCAAGCACTAGTGCCTCCGCCAAACTTATCCGGCATCACTAGAGAAAGAAATGCATAGACCGCACCTGCAGCCGTTGCTGCTGCCTCGATCTGTACTCCAGTCATTGAGAAGATTCCTAGTGCCGAGATCAGTGAGATGATCGCCTTCCAGGTAGACGGCTCCCCAAGTCTCCTCTTAATCACGCTCAGCATCTTATCTCCTCTCCCTTCTCAGCCAGACCTCAATCTCGTCCAGCTTGTTATATAGTCTATCAAGATCTGTTCTAAGCTCCTGCTTCTGTATATTAGCCTCTGCCTTAGTAACATACACTGTCGGAAAGTCTCGCACCTGACAAAAGACCCATATGACAGCACAGACTACGACAACTTCGTAGAAGACCCTCACATAGATCGCCTGGCCATTTAACTTTTCCAACAAGCTGTTCATTAATAGTCTCCCTCTCCATGTAATTCCAGAACTATGCCAGCGTGATAGCTCGCCTCCCCTTAGAAATATCCTCTCTTGCTCACCCGCGCCGCCACCTTTCCGCTGGGGTCGGGGGAGACGGGGGCCTTGGTTGCGTACCCCTGAAGATCAGTGAAAACTTTGACATTCTTTGTCTCTGTTGCCATTCCCTCTTCCTCCCTCCGGCTCAGTAAGTATCAAAATACTCATAGAAAACGGTTACCACGATAACCCCGCCCGTGAAATTCGATCCGACGGCGGTGATGGTGATCTCCGTGGCACCGTCAACGTCTCCACCTGAGTATGATTTCACTGTTGTATAGTCTGCTACCGCCTGCTCGGTGCATATGGCGGCCGTGTTCCCTCCGGTGAACGAGGCGCTCCAGGATGTTGCTCCCGTTATCTCCGTTGTGACCACCAATATCACGCCAAGGATGTTGCACTGCGCGGGAAGGTCTGGGTCGATGGTAGCCGTGGCCCCCGACATGGCTGCGGTGGTGCCCGACTTGGATGTACGCATAAATTGTCCCAAGGTGCCATTGACGCTGAGGTTTTTAAAATTACCGTATGGGACCGGAGTCGTGCCTCCGATGCTGCCAGGAGATGCCGGGTCGAATACAGTCTGCGCCGACACAGCCAGATTCCCCTCTGCGTCGAACGTCGCTGCCTTCCCGCTAGGATCGGGGGAGGAAGCTACCTTGTCCGCTTTTCCCGAAAGATCCTGGTTATCAGATCCAGAAGCGTGAACAAGCGATGAGAGCTTGCTTGACTTCACAGGGTTACCACCTGCGTCGAACTCCGCGATATATCCAGCCGGAGCAGGAGAAGTCGCAACTTTCGTAACATAGTTTTGAAGATTTACTCCTACAGGCCCAAAAGGATTCATATTAATCCACTCCTTTTCTAGTACTCCGGCGTGATCTGAAGAGTTGCGTGGACTCCATTAGCAGCGGAGATAAACTTAAACGCCGCACAGTTTGCCTCCCCAGTGACCCGAAAGAATGCTCCAGCTGCACCTACATAACCGAGCCCTGCCTGCGTCGGCGTCCCGATTGCCCATCTAATCGAGTTAGTCTCCACAGAAAAGCTGATCGCCTTACAGACCCGACCAGCAGCATCAGTCAGCACTGTGCTCGACAGGGCTGCCGCAGTATCTGTCGAGGCCGCAGAATAAGTTGCTCCACAAACTCCAGAAACATCAAAGACTCTCATCTCCACCTCCTAGACCTAGGCCTGATAGAACACTATGTACTGAATCTTATCTCCGTTCTTATTCACTCGATCATGGGTCCCAACTGTGAAGCCTGTCGTGGTGAACGACTGGATCATATTCGCAGCCATAGCCCCCCCCGTCGTATAAGAGTTATCTGAGGCCATTCCGCTATCGCGGAAAACCATCTCGACAGCCGAGTCTACATTCTTCACCACTAAAAAAACATAGGACATAGCCGAAAGATTCAGGCCTATATTAATGGCTCTATCATCCAGCCCATCTCCATCGTAGGTCCCTACCTGCATCTGAATTCCAAGAGAGATCGGTTTCCAGGTCGTGGACCCACTATTGTTGAAGTAGGGAATCCCCCCAGAAGTTACCCAAATCGCTCCCTTATCCGCAGAGTGCGTTGGAGCAGCACTAGAAAGAGACGCACCAAGACAAATAGGCGCCAGACCAGGCCCACTAAAAAATCCTCCATAATCTCCTGTAGAAGTTCCAACTACAGCAGGATTAGAATCAGTATTAGCACCAAATACCGCTGTCCCATGAACTGAGACTCCTATAATTGCCTGGACAGTATGAGATAGTCCATAGAGTCCTACTTTATCACACCCAGAATCAGAGCTCCCAAAAGTCCCAACAACAGGATCTCCCGAGGAGGCATTGATTCCTATACACCCAAGTTCTATAACTGTCCCATCTCCTCGGTCCCCAAAGAATCGAATCTCATTAGCTGCATCAGAGAGATACATACCCTTAACGGTCGGCACTACTATAGGCTTATTTGTCGATGAGACCGTGTGAGCCAAAACTCCAGAGCACCCGGTCAAGGTTGTATCCGTCTTCCCAGTGTAGGTAAACGTATCTCGATCATTTGACGAATCGATGAAGTAGGCCGTCCCCGAGGCAGGAAAATCCGAAGTATCCCCTATATTGAGGGTCGTGGCTCCGCCAGCACACGTAGAGGAGAGATAACTCCCCTTCGTCATGATAGCGTTGCCGTAGAGGTAGATCCCACGCAGAGTACCCGTAGTGATCTTCCCAGCATCAAGAGAGGAAATCTTTGCAGAAGTTACAGCCAAATCTGAGATCAGCGCCGTGGTGATCTGTGCATTGGAAATCTTAGCCGTGGTGATCAGCGCATCTTTGATGTTTGCCGCACTGGTCACAATCTGATTAGCTCCGACCTGAGTTGCGGCTATTGTCCCATCAATAAGCACATTCCCATTAATACCTACAGCTCCAACGCCTCCGACGAGTCCCGCAGTAAAGACAACCTTTGGAGAGTATCCCTCAGCAGTGTCGATAACCTTGAAACTGTCTGCGATCACCACGAACTCAGTCGAGGACGTAGTTGGATCACCTATCAAAGCTATCCCAGCAACTCTGGAGGTCTTGGAAAGCCTAATCGTCCAAAGATCGGCTACATCATCTGCACGCCCATCTAGAACTGCTATCGCAGAGTCAGCTACGCTCAGATTGTCCGAAGCTGTCATAGAGAGGAAGTAGGTTGTGGAAAGATTTGCACTCATGATAATAGAGTTAGATTTTGCTGTAGATGACGCAAAACTCTCAGAAGCACTCTTGAGAGCACTATCTGCAATAGAGACAGCCTTAGATGAGGAAAGAAACGAACTGTCCGCAACACTGAGATTTCCTGAGACGACTTTTGAGGACGAAAGTGTCGCACTCCCTGTAGTAGAGTCTAGCTCAGATATGACTGCTGACTCTGAGACTACCGAACTGCTCGACCAGCTAAGATCCTCCGAGGCCACCCTAGAACTTGAGAGCGACGCAGAGACTGACTGACTTCCTATAGAAGAAGTCTGTATTGAGTTCTGAGATAAAACTGAGCTGTCTGCCCCTGAGTGCTGAAGAACAGAACTGGCTACCTTACTCTGTGCTATCGAGGCCGTGCTTCCTGAGGCGCTAGTTGCAGCA